TCTGAAACGATCGACATCGAGACGCTCCGTGTTGCGAAGATTGTAGAATGGTATCCTCAGCACGTGCGTGTGGAAGCGTACAACGACCGAACCGGGTTGAAGGAACTTCTCCTCTACCCCAAGTCGAAGTGCGCCATCATTGAAAACCCATTCTACGCCGTGATGAACGAACCAAATAGTACGCTCAAGAGACTCGTCAGGAAGATGGCACTTCTGGACAGCGTTGATGAGCGGACTTGCAGCGGCAAACTCGATCTTCTTGTACAGCTGCCTTATGCGATTAAGGGCGAACTGCGAGTACAGCAGGCGGAACTTAGACGCAAGGCAATCACTGATCAGCTGACGGACGGCTTCGGCATTGGCTACATTGACAGTACCGAGCATGTTACACAGCTGAATCGTCCGGTTGAGAACTCTCTGCCGGAACAGATTGAGAAGCTGCAAGCTCAGCTATACAACCAACTGGGACTGACTCAAGCGATCATTGATGGCAGTGCCAATGATGCTGAACAGACGAATTATTTCAATCAGACGATTGAACCGATCGTCGCGGCTATCTGCGGTGAAATGAATCGGAAGTTCCTTACGAAAACCGCTCGTTCGCAAGGACATACGATTTATTACTTCAAAGACCCGTTCAAGTTCATTCCGGTTACCAGCCTTGCCAATATTGCTGACGTGATGACGCGCAATGCGATCATGAGCAGTAATGAATTCCGACAGATCCTTGGCATGAAGGCGGCGGACAATCCTGATGCTGATGCACTCAGGAATAAGAACATACCAACTAGCATGGAACCGACCAATGAAATGCCGATGGACGAAGTCCTTCCGGAAGAGCAGAGCATGCCTATGGAAGAAGCTCCGTCCAAGCTTACAGCAGACACACCCATCTCGTTACTCGGTGGCATGAGTCAATCAATCAAAATGGAGCCGGGCGAAGAGGTGCTAGCTCATTCGGCGCATACCAAGCGGCAAAATGCGTTTGATCTATTCGGTCCTCGTAAGCAGCGAGGCTCGCCGAATGACGGTCCATGCTACGTAATACAACGAAATCAAGCACCTAGAACAGGGGGTTAGATCTATGCCCACAAACTATGATTTTTGTGGATGGGCCACTCGTAACGACATTAAATGCAGCGACGGCCGTACTATTCGCAAAGATGCCTTCAAGGACAACGATGGAATGACCGTGCCGCTGGTGTGGAACCATCAGCATAACGAGCCCTTCAATGTTCTTGGGCATGCTTTGCTCGAAAACCGGGAAGACGGCGTTTACGCTTACGGATATTTGAACAATACCGAAAGCGGTAAGAACGCCAAGGAGCTCCTGAAGAACGGGGATATTCACTCCATGAGCATCTATGCCAACCGGCTTAAGCAGCAGGGTGGTAATGTGCTCCATGGCATGATCCGCGAGGTCAGCCTCGTTCTTGCCGGGGCCAATCCCGGAGCGAACATCGAAGCCGTCATGGTTCACAGTGATGACTATGACGACGAAGAAGATCTGCTGATCGTGAATCATTCGGATCAGATTGAACTCTTCCACGCCGACGAAGAGCCGGAGAAGAAGGAAGAAAAGCCTGCGGAAGCGGAAGACACCGATGTGAAGAAGAGCAATGATGCTCTCGAGGGTCTTACCGCTGAGCAGAAGGCCAAGCTCAAGAAGATGCTGGCCGAAAAGGACAAAGACGAAGAGGACGACGCCGACGAGAAGAAGGAAGAGTCCGAAGAAAAACCCGAGACTACAGAAGACGATGAGGACGAGAAGCCCGTCGCGCATGCAGATAAGGAGGACGAACCCATGGCTGGAGAAGCGAAAGAAAAGACTGTTCAGGATGTTTTCAATGAATTCACCGAAGAACAGAAGAACGTTGTGTATGCGCTGATTGGCGCTGCCCTTGAAGAAAATGGAGGTAAAAACGAAGTGAAGCAGAACGCTTTTGAATCTGATGGCCTGAACCCCGGAGAAGAGGTTCTGACCCACGCTGAAATGGAAGAAATCATGAATGATGCGCAGGAGCTGGGCTCTCTGAAGAAGGCTGTTCTGCAGCACGGCATCACCGACATCAATCTGCTCTTCCCGGACTATAAGAACTACACCGACAAGCCCGGTTTCATCGATCGTCCCCAGGAATGGGTTGGCAAGGTCATGTCCGGTGTTGGCAAGACCCCCTTCACCCGTGTGAAGAGCATGTTCGCGGACATCACCGGCGATGAAGCCCGTGCCCGTGGATATATTAAGGGCAACCAGAAGCTGGACGAAGTCTTCGGTCTGCTGACCCGTGAGACTCCTCCCCAGACCATCTACAAGAAGCAGAGCCTGGATCGCGATGATGTGGTCGACATTACTGACTTTGATGTCGTGGCCTGGCTGCGGCAGGAGATGCGGGGCAAGCTGGATGAGGAAATCGCCCGGGCTATTCTGGTTGGTGACGGCCGTGCTACCACTTCCAATGACAAGATCAAGGAAGGCAACGTGCGTCCTATCTGGACTGATGATCCCGATCTGTTCACCGTGAACGCAAACGTTACCGTGGATCCCATCGACCCCACCAAGACCGCCAAGAACTTTATCAAGGCTGCCGTTCGTGCCCGGAAGGATTACAAGGGTTCCGGCAATCCCACTCTGTACTGCTCCGAAGAGCTGCTGACTGAGTGCCTGCTGCTGGAAGACAGCATCGGCCGTCCGCTGTATGACAGCGAAGCCAAACTGGCGACTGCGATGCGCGTGAGCTCCATCGTGTCCGTCCCCGTGATGGAGAATCTGACCCGGACCGTGAAGGGCCAGGCGAAGAAGCTGATGGGCATCATCGTCAATCTGAAGGACTACAACGTTGGCTGCGACAAGGGCGGACAGGTGTCCATGTTCGACGATTTTGACATCGACTACAATAAGCAGAAGTACCTGATTGAAACCCGTATCAGTGGTGCTCTGGTTGTTCCCTTCTCCGCGATCATTCTTGAGTGCGACACGACTGCTTCTACTCCCGCTGCTGATCCCGACAACGGTGAAGGCGGCGAAGGTTAATCCTTTCGGCAATATTCTGAAATCCGGGCATGTTTCGTAACCTCTGCCCGGATTCTTTTTAAGGAGATGAATATCATGTTCGAAAAGAAGATTCTGTACGATAAGTATTCGGATCTGCGAATCAACCGAATCCATATGTGGGCCAACCAGTCCGCCACACGGCTGTTTTACGACGCGGAACTCAAGCATAAGGTTCCCTATGAAGAAGTCGTGAACGCTGTTGTGATGGGTTTCATCGCGATTGAGAAAAACGGCAGCGTCTACTCTCCTTCCAAGTATACCCTGACCGATTCCGGCATCACGTTCTATTGCGATGACAGCATTACGATCGCCGTGAACGCCGAGCCTTTCATCGTTAGCCCCGAGACTGATTCTTTCGGAACCATCTTCGGAAAACTGCCCAGTGACCTTCAGTCCAATGTGACCATCAGCGGTGATGTTATCAGCGGTCAGCTGAAGTATGTCAGCGATTATACTGGATTCTCCGGCGATGTCGCTCTGCAGGAAGGCAACTATCTCGCCCTGAAGATTGGCGGTGTTGATGCGTCCGATGTGGTTACAGTTGAGCTGATCGGTGGCACTACCGGACATCCTGTGACGCTGGATTCCGATCGTAACATTGTTCTGCGGATCACCAACACGGAGACCCAGAGCGTGAAGGTTGTTCTGAATGGCGCAGACACTAAGACTTACAAGCTAACCGGCCTTGAGCTGGCTGAAGAGTAAGCCGAGGTAGATCCTGATCACGGGCGTAAGCGTCTTGTGCACGGGCGCTTACGCCCTCTTTTTCTTTTTGTTTGAGGAGGTACAGGCATGGCCAGGTTTTATGGAAAAATCGGATTTGTCCTCGATCACGTCGAGATCACTCCTGGTAATTGGAAGCCGGCCATGGCTGAAAGATATTACTACGGAGATGTCATGAAGCGGCGTCTTTCCTGGGAGAAAGGCGAGTCCATCAATGACAACATCAAAATAGGCAACCAGTTTTCCGTTTTGGCAGACGAGTATGCCGAGACACACATGTATGCCATGAAGTGGATCGAATGGAAGGGTGTTAAATGGAAGATAACTTCCGTTGAAATCGAACGCCCTCGAATGATACTGACTATCGGAGACGTCTACAACGAGACAGAACAACAGGAGGATACGATACATGAACCTTAACGAGATCATCCGGCAGCTTAAGGCTACTGTGTTCGCGCTTGACAGCCTGCAAGTTAAAGGGCGCGAGAATCTGGATATTCTGTTGGGCACAATGCAGAACATTGACCGACAGATAGCAGCTCTTGCTAAGTTCCAGCAAGATCTAGATGCAAGTTTTAACGTTGATATCACCCCGGCCGAATCGGAGACGGTTTCGGATTCCGCCGAGTAAACCATAAGGAGACGAGGTCGCATGAGAACATTTACAGTTGTTCCTTCGTTTGAAGGCGAATCGGCATTCTTTGAGCTCCCGGATATTGGATTTCAAGGCGATAATTTGTCTTTTGCGATCTTGTTCAATCTCACAGAGCTTACAGAACACTGGCCGAATATTCAGCCGACAATGATCGTGACCGATCCGGAGTCGAATACGTTCATTGCTCCGAATACCAGCTGGAATTCGGAAACACACATTTTCACGTGGAACATTTCCAGCACCGAAACAGCATATGAGGGCGATCTCCACTGTCAGCTGAAATGCACCTCGGAAGATGATCCGACGACGATCGTATGCATGAGCCAGATTTGCCAGACGCACATTTACGCAAGTCTTGCCGCCGCAGATGATCCACCGGAAGCCTTTCAGAACTGGCTTGATACGCTGACACTGCTTAGTGCTCAGATCTCTGAAGACGCTAATACTGTCATCAGTGGCGTCGAAGCCAGCGAAGTGAATGCCCGTGCTGCACAGGATGCGGCGGATGATGCGGCGACAATCAAAACGGATGTCGAGGCAATCCAGCAGTCCGTTGAGACTACTGCCAGTGCTGTACAGGCAGACAAGAACACTGTTCTTTCAGCGAAACAGCAAGCTCTGGATGCGGCGCAGAATGCCGAAGCTTCGAAGAACGCAGCTATTACGGCGGCAAATGAGTCGGCGGATAACCTGGTAGAGTCAGACCGAAACCTGGCAAATACCCGTTCAGCTAGAGATACAGCGGTTGACGCGGCAACACAGGCGTCGACATCTATGGCGAGTTCTCGTGCCGCTCAGGCCGCTGCCGAACAGGCTCAGAGTATTGCCGAGTCGTCGCGAGATATTGCCGTTCAGGCAAAAAACGATGCAGTAGCTGCCAAGAACGCTGCCGAAGTAGCACAGGCGGTTGCGGAAGCTTCCGAAGATCGTGCTGTTCAGGCAGAAGAGACTGCAGTTGACGCTGCCGAGCAGTCCAAGAAATGGGCGATTGGTAAAGACCTGAATGATACACCTGTATCATCCACTGACGCTGCGCATAATAACTATGCGCAGTACTGGGCTGGACGCTCCCAAGAAGATGCTCAGAGCGCAAATGCCGCCAAGGACACGATCTTGAGCACTCGGATGTCCACCGCAAGATATTCACAGGATGACGAATCGATCACGTTTACGATCGGAACAACGATGTTGATCAATGGGTAAATAACGCGGCTTATGACGCGTAAGTTCCTTTTATTTGTGTATTGGAGGAAGAGATATGCCTACAGAAAAGAAATTACGCGTCTTTAAGATCGAGGACAGCGGCACGGTTGAAGAATACTCGATCCGTGACTCGCATATTAACCTCGCGTATGGTGTGTGCTCCACAGATGAAGCCACGACAGCCAAGGTCGTAACTCTTACGAACGATCCCGGCTGGGGGTTGAAGTCCGGCTCTATGATCAGCGTTAAATTCCTGTATCCGGTGTCGGTTGCTTCTACGTTGAACGTGGATGGAACTGGAGCAAAGGATATTTGGCAGCACGGTGCTGCAGCGGTGAATGTTATTCGTGCAAACGATACGGTGCAGCTGGTCTATGATGGCACAAGATATTCTATCCTGGCGATCGATAGCGCTTCTCAGCTAAGGGCCGGTGAAGCCGGCGGTCTTGCGACACTTGACGCCAGTGGCAAGATTCCCGGAAGTCAGCTGCCGAGCTACGTGGATGACGTTCTTGAGTTCGTGAATAGAGATAATTTTCCGGCAACAGGCGAGGCCGGGAAGATCTACGTGGATACTTCTTCGAATGAGTCCTATCGTTGGAGCGGTTCCACGTATATTCGCATTGATGATGTTGATGAGTTCGTTGGAGCTACTTCGAGCTCTGCCGGTTCTGCCGGTCTCGTTCCCGCTCCTGCTTCCGGAGATCAGCACAAGTTCCTTGGAGCCAACGGTCAGTGGAACGATCTGGACGCTTCAATGGACATAGATATTTCTCTTCCGGTGAATGGCTGGAGTGCTACTCAGCCGTATACCTATACTTGGTTGAATTCCAACGTGACGGATGGATGTACAGTGAAAGTGTATTTCCTCACTGGATCTGAAGAAGATGATACACTGTTCCTCGAGTTCGAGAAAGTAGCCGGTGGCGTTCAGTTTACCGCCCCTACCATGCCGACCGATCCTATCCCGGTTCGGATTCACCTTATCTATTTCGAAACTGGAATTAATGACCAGCAGCCGACGGAAGCAGATCGCATATCAACGGATGCTATTCATGGAGCTGCCAATGTCGAGGAAGCTCTGACAACTCTCGATACCAATATTAAGACCAAGCTTGATAAGCCGGTGAATGTCCCGGCCGATCGGTTCCTCCGGACAGATGCGAATGGACAGGCCGTATGGGCTGCTGCCGCAAATTCTTCAGAGGTAGCGGATGCTGTTTCTGACTGGCTTAGTGACAACATTACTACCGGGCAGACCATCGCTCTGGACGAGAGCCTTACTGTAGCAGGCGCTGCCGGTGATGCGAAGGCGACTGGCGATCGGTTGAACGCGTTTGCTGACGCGACGACCGGTATCGTCGCTGTGTCTGATACTCAGCCGCAATCAGCAGACAATCGTCTGTGGATTAATGACAGCACAGTAGAGGAGTATTCGGTTCCGACGTATGCTGAACACGAAGCTTTAAGCGGTGAAGTTACTGATTTAAAAGACGCTTTACAATCTGTTTATATTCCATTAAGTTTTGAAATCGGAGTAAATAGATATATTGGTAACGTCGGAGAATTAATATTGTCTTCCAATACAAAAAGAGCCTCAACCGATGCGGCAGAAGTCCCAGACAGCAAAATCCTCACAATCACGCCAGCATATGGATACACAATATCACTTTTTAAGCGTATAAACGGAGCATGGTCTATTGCCGAAGGAAATAGATCAACATCGTTTACTGCAAACATCGCTGAAGCTGAACTATACTGTATCGTTGCATCATCCAATTCCGATATACCTGATACAGCAGTTCCTTGTACTGTATGTTACAACATTCCGTCGCAAATAGATGGAATACCAAACGAATTTAAAGAAACACTGACTTTTGATATCGGAATGAATCGATATCTTAGCGGTACTCAACTAGTGGTGAGCCAAAATTCAAAAAGGGCAACTGTTGCACCGTTTCGGATCAAGCTGCCAAAATTTAAAGTAACTCCTATCCAAGATTATAAATATACCATATACGTGTCAAATGACGGCACATCTTGGACTGCGTTACGAAATGGAGAGTCAGAGCCATCGGTTTTGACATGCCAAGCTGATGCTTATGTTTCATTTTCATTTCAGCGTTCAAACGCCGATGGGGTAATTCCATCGAGCGCACAGCCGATACGAATGGAGTATGTAGATTTCATCGATGATTATTTAAGTACAAAACAGAAAATCAATGCCATTGATCTGATCGTATCAGATATTAACAATAAGGACTTGTGGGAACAGGGCGGAATTGGTTCAAGAGGAGAAAATTACGATACAAGAGCAACAAGCATTCGGACTTGGGAGTATTTAAACGCTGAAAAATTCTCGAACGTTGTGAACAATTCAGAATCCTCTATATATATTGCATATTATGATTCTAATAAGTTGTTCAAGAGTAGAGTAAGTTATAACTCTGGGGCAAATATACAACTTGGAGCTATATCGTTTGCATACTTTAGGGTCGAGATATTGGACGCTGGTGGAGATACAGATGAATATAGTTAGTCCAA